ATTGACCAACAAAATTTACAAGGATAAAATATTTATAACTATGAACATCAAAGTATTTAAAAGATTAATTAAAGAAGCGGTAATTGATGCAATGCACGAAGAATTACCTGAAATTTTAAACGAAGTAATGGCTCGTCAAAACAAAACAGCCTTAACTGAAAGTAAAACAATGAGTTTTACTAGTGCTAATGTACCTACTAACCCATTACCCAACGGTGTGCGTAGTCAATTAGCATCTCAAATGGGTGAAGCATTTGGTTTTCAACAACCTGTTAGTAAATTAGCAGTAATCGACGCTGTTGATGAAAGTACAGGTGAAAAATTAAATCCATTTGCTGCTTTTATTGCAGACGCTGCTAATAACATGACTGCTCAGGATAAATCAGGATTAAGACAATTAGATTAATATGCCAATACCTCAAACAATACGTGTAAATCCGTTAGATTTACAAAAGAATATTATAATTGGGGTATCTTTACCTTTTAATGCACCTGGTGTTTTTAATAAAACATATAGTACTAAAGATCAAATTAAATCAAATTTAATCAATTTACTATTAACAGATAAGGGCGAACGCATAATGAATCCTGAATTTGGTGCTGATTTAAGAAGATCTTTATTTGAAAATATTACAACTCCTAATTTAGATCTTTTAAGATTTAAAATAATAGATGCTATTAATATTTTTATTCCTGAAATAGTATTAGGGAATATAGAAATTTTACCTGATCCTGATGCAAATACTTTAAGTATAACTATAAACTATCGTTTAATAATTTCTAATACCCCTGACCAAATAACAGTACAATTTCAATAATAATGGCTAACAATATATCGTATTTAAATAAAGGATTTAATGAATTTAAAGCTAATTTAACAGATTATGCTAAAACATATTTTCCAACAGCATATAACGATTTTTCAGATGCTAATCCAGGAGCTATGTTTATTGAAATGGCTTCGTATGTTGGCGATGTAATGTCATTTTATCTTGATAATCAAATCCAAGAAAACTTTTTATTATATGCTAAGGAAAAAGAAAATTTATATGCTACTTCCTATACTTTAGGATATCGTCCCAAAGCATCATATGCTTCTTCAGTTATGTTAGATATTTTTCAATTAATACCTACTTTACCTAGTGGTGGTACTTTAAAACCTGATATTAATTATGGGTTAATAATTCCTCCTAATACTGTTGTAACTTCTACAACCACACAAACAAAATTTTTAACAACACAACAAATAGATTTTACAGATACAGGTAGTGCAGAAATTACTTTTTATAATGATGGGTACTTTTTAGTTAAAAAATCAATACCTGCTATTTCTGCTGAAATAAAATCTACAACATTTGCTTTTTCAAATCCTCAAAAATTTTCAAATGTAATTATTAGTGATTCTAATATTTTACAAATTTTAGATATAACAGATAGTGATGGAAATAAATGGTATGAAGTTCCTTATTTAGCACAATCTACAATATATGATAAAATATCAAATCCAACCTATACTACTGATCAAGTACCTTATTTATTAAAGTTAAAACGTGTACCCCGTAGGTTTGTTTCAAGACTTTTATCTGATAGTACTTTACAATTAGAATTTGGAGCAGGAGTTTCTGATAAATCTGATAATAATATAATCCCAACTCCAGATAATATTAACCTAGGCTTAGTACCAGGTATATCTAATTTAATAGGTAATTATAATCAAGCTTCTATATTTTATACTCAAGAATATGGTTTAGCCCCATCAAATACAACTTTAACTGTAAGATATTTAGTAGGGGGTGGTATTATATCTAATGTACCCGCTAATGATTTAATCACAATTGATTCCTCTACTGCTTATATTAAATCAGGAATAAATGATGCAACTTCTACTATTGTATTAAATAGTGTTTTTTCTACAAATACCAACCCTTCATCAGGAGGAAGAGGTGGAGATGAAATTGAAGAAATTAGAAATAATGCTTTATATGCTCATTCATCTCAATTACGTGCTGTAACTAAAAATGATTATATTGTAAGATCACTATCACTACCCTCAGATTATGGTAGTATTGCTAAAGTTTATATTACTCAAGATGTATATTCAAATCCTCAACCAACTTTATCTGCTAAACCAAATGAAAATCCATTATCATTAGATTTATATGTTTTGGCTTACAACCCAAATAAACAATTAACAACAGCAACTACAAAATTAAAAGAAAATTTAGTAACTTATTTAAATGAATATAGAATGATTACTGATGCTATTAATATTAAAGATGCTTTTTATGTTAATGTAGGCATTAATTTTGATATTACTGTAACAAGTGGATTTAGTAATCAATTTGTATTAAGAGATTGTCTTACAGCTTTAAAAACCTTTTTTAATATAGAACAATGGCAAATAGATCAACCTATAGTAATTTCAGAAATTATGTCTCTTTTACTACAGATAAACGGAGTCCAATCAGTTCCTAATATAGAAATAATCAATAAAGAGGATTCTACAGGAGTTAATTATTCTGCTTTTGGATATGATATTAAAGGAGCAACTCAAAATGGAGTTATTTATCCATCAGTAGATCCTTCAATATTTGAAATTAGATATCCTAGTACAGATATTCAAGGTAGAGTTGTAACATTATAAAATTAAAAATATGAATCTAGATAAATTAAAAGGACACATCCCCGATAATGTAATTGCTCAAATACCAGGAGTTATGAGTAAGTTTGAAATTAATACTCCTTTACGTTTAGCTCATTTTTTAGCTCAATGTGGTCACGAATCAGGTGGTTTTAGATTAACTAAAGAAAATTTAAATTATAGTGCTAAAGGATTAATGGGTATATTTAAAAAATATTTTCCAACAGAAGTATTAGCTAAACAATACGAGCGCAAACCAGAAAAAATTGCTAATAAAGTTTATGGTGGTAGAATGGGCAATGGACCTGAAGCATCAGGTGAAGGTGCTAAGTTCTGTGGTCGTGGTTATATTCAATTAACAGGTAAAGACAATTATACAGCATTTGGTAAATCAATTAATGAAGATATTGCTACTAATCCAACATGGGTAGCAGAAAAATATGCATTACTATCAGCGGCTTGGTTTTTTAATAAAAATAAATTACACACTATGGCGGATGGTGGTGCAACTGATGCAGTTGTTACATCAATCACTAAACGTGTTAATGGAGGTACAATAGGCCTACCAGATCGTATTAAACACTTTAAAGAATATTACGCATTGTTAGCGTAAAATAGTTTGGTAGTTAACATATTTATATGTAGTAATTACTAACTATGGCAATTTATAAAATATTTCCCGAAAAGAGTGCTACTATATATTCATTTTATCCAACATTAAATACTGGATTAGATGAAATATTAGAACTTAGCACTTACTATTCCATTAATGGTACTGATGAGGTATCACGTACTTTAATTCAATTCCCTTCTGCTCAAGTAAGCGGCACAATAGCTAATCTAGTATCAAGCAGCGCTTTTGATGTATATTTAAAGTTATATTTAGCTAACGCTTCATCCATACCCTTAAACTATACTATATTTAGCCACCCAATATCTGGAAGTTGGAATATGGGTACCGGTAGACTAGGTAATGTACCTATTACTACTGATGGGGTTAGTTGGCAATATAAAGACCAATTAAATGGTAATACATGGTTTACTTCAGCATCTGTTGCAACACAAGCACCAGCAACAGGCTCATATAGAAGCGGCAGTACTAATGGAAATATAGGTGGTGGTTATTGGTATACGGGTTCGCAATATGCTTCTAGTCAATCATTTACAAATTCAACTTCTAAAGACATTGAATTAAAAGTATCAAATGCTGTAAGTGCAAGTTTTAAAAATATTATTTCTGATTATGGATTTATTTTAAAACATTCATCATCCTTAGAATTTACAACACAACCTAAACTTGAAACAAAATATTTTTCAGGCAATACCCATACAATATATCCTCCATGTTTAGAAATCAGATGGAATGATTTTATATATAATACAGGCTCATTATCTGTTATAAATTCAGATGCATTTGTTCTTTCATTAGGTAATAATAAAGGTGAATTTCAACAAGACTCAGTACAACGTTTTAGAATAAATTCCAGAGATAAATTTCCAGCTAGATCATTTCAAACTAGTTCAGTTTATTTAAATAATAAGGCATTACCTACTTCTTCATATTGGTCAATAAAAGATTTGGATACCGAAGAAATTGTCGTAGATTACGATACAACATATACTAAAATTAGTTGCGATACTAGTGGTAGTTATTTTGATGTATATATGAATGGATTACAACCTGAACGCTACTATAAATTATTATTTAAAACTGTATTAGCTACTGGTGGAACAGTTATATCTGATAATAATTACTATTTTAAAGTTATAAGATAATGTCTCAAATTAATATAGAGAAAACAGTATTTGATAAAGCTGCTTTTGATAAAGTTATTAATAGAAAGTTTTCTCAACTACCTCCCGCTAATCAAACTGGAGATCAAGAAGCTTTAAATCCTTCTTTTACTTTGGAAGATTTTTTAGCTTTATTTAATTCATTGTATGACTTTATACCTGAAGATATTTTAAGAGCTATGTTAGAAAAAATAGCAGGTACTTTAGGAGTTAGACTTGATAATACAGATATTCAAGCTTTATTAGATGAAATTACATCTTTAAGAGGACAATTAGTTGATATCCAATCAACAATTACTACACTTAAACAACCCCAAACTTAATAATACATAATGGCATCTAATATTAAAATAGTAGGTAGTATTTTAAGTACAATAGAAGTATCACGTTATGATAATGCTGACTTAAAATTAATTACTTCTAAAAAAATTCAAAAACGCTTTAGTAATAAGAAAGATTATATTGAATATCACGTTTATGATATTGGAAATAACTTATTAAATACTAATTACGATTATAAACAATATAAATTACCATCAAACTATAGTTTAAATCCAGGTGTTACATCTAGCTTAAACATAAATAATACAACAGTTACAGGTGCCGAAGTAACAAATGTCTCTAATTTATCCACTACTGAGTCTTTATATCCCATAATAGAAATAGACCCAGTACAAGATTTACAAGACTTAGGATATACATCAGGTGAATTTAAGGTTCAATATAACGTATTTAAAAATAAAATTTCCAAATTTCCTAATGCTGATTTATTTATTAAGGAAATTTCCCCTGATAGAACTGAAATTAGAGTTGGGTCTGTTGTATTAACAGATTCCCAACTTGAAAGTGGATCTTTAGAATTAATTAATAGTTATTCTTCATCTTCTATTTTTGATCCTTTTCTTTTAGATTTTTCAAACAATAGACAAGAAATAATTACCAATATAGTTCTTAATCCTATAGATACAGGATATGAAATATTATTTAAATTATATAATGAATTAGATCCTACAATATCTGAAAAAGATTCATTATGGGTTGTTGAAGAAATTTCTTCACCTTATATATTTAATCTTAATCTTGATGCAATCTTTGCATCACCTACAGGAAGTAGATTAAGAGGACCTAAATTTAAAAGTAGAGGTAGGTTTAATGGTTATAATACAACTTCAAATGAGTATAAAAGTTTAGATGAATTAGCTTTAAATCAAGATGCTTTACAAAACTTAAATATTTCTCAAAGTATTAATATTAATATAAATTATGATGGTTTAGGAGGAGAAGGAGGAGGATTTAGTAGCTTTGTAACATTTGGATCAGCTTTATCTCGTATACAAAATTTCTTTTCTAAACTTCAACAAATTGAAACAGGTAGTTATTTTATAAATAAATATACTCCTTACATATTAACTACTAGTAGTTTACAATCTGAAATAAACTTATATTCATCTAGTATTAATAATATTATAACTAATTTTGATGGGTTTGAAAACTATTTATATTTTTCTTCGGGTTCATTAACTTCTTCTTTACAATATGGTGTAACTCCTTACCCAAAATTAAATAATAATAAACCATACACTTTATTTCCATCAACCTCTTCTCAAGCAACATCTTGGTACAATTTAATTACATCAAAAGCTGAAGATTATGATTTAGATAATATTAATTACTTTAAATACTCAGTACCCGGTTATGTAATAGATGACCCCAATAATGAAAATTATTTAATATTTTTAAATATGATGGGTCACTTTTTTGACAATATTTGGATATATATTAAATCTATTACTAGTGTAAATGTTTCTAATAATAATTTAAATTTAGGTATTTCTAAAGATGTTGTATATAATTTATTACAATCTTTAGGTATAAGTGTGTTTAATAGTTTTGGTAACCAAGACATAGCTAATTATTTAATAGGTTCAAATACGGGTAGTGCTTATTATAGTGGTTCTTTAACTGATTTTTCTGCTACTAGCAGTTATTTAAATAACATACCTAAAAAAGATATTTTAGCAGAATCATACAAACGTATTTATCATAACTTACCTCTATTATTACAACGTAAAGGTACTGTTGCTGGTTTAAGAACATTA